CAAGATTGTAATGAAGGGAGTAGATCCAGCATACGTTCCTAAGATTCAAGATATTAGAGCTGTCGCAGCATTCTAATTTCCGCGTATGGGTTACATCAAAGTAAAAGGGCACGATGGTCTTGTAAGAGACGAAAACACAGGTGCCATCATCAATCAGAACGCCTCTGCTATTGAAGCGAGGCGTAAAACAAAACACTTGAATTCCGCGTTGGAAGACATAAATATGTTGAAGGATGAAATCTCTGAAATCAAATCCCTACTTAGAGAGTTAGTAAAAAATGCCAGCAATTAATGTCGCTAGAACTGATACCTTTGAGATTCAAAGGCAGAAGATCAACCAGATCGGTGATCAAATTTTCAATATCTCTCAGGGCGGTAGCGATCTTGCTACTGGTAATTTGAAGTTGGGAGATGGTACAATTTCAGCACCATCTCTTGGATTTACCACCAAATCTAATTTGGGTCTTTATAAGGCTACAGAATCTTCAATTGGTTTTGTTTCTTCTGATAAGAGACTTTTTAATATAGGATTAGAAAACCTAAAATCTTTTAGAGATTTTGTCTTTCAAAAAAATGTTTTATATGATGCTGGACTAGAAATATTAAATTCTGGTAGTAATTATGATCCTGGGTCATATACAGCAATTACTGTATCTGGAGGAACTGGTGTAGAGGCAACCGCAGATATTTTAGTTTCTGAATATGTTGGAGAAATAACAAATCAAGGATCAAATTATAATCCTGGAAATTATACTAATATTGAATTATCTGGAGGATCTGGAACTGGATCTACAGTTAATTTTATTGTAGATCCAATAAACGGAAATATTATTGATAGTGGTAATGGATATCAAGCAGGAAATTATACTAATGTTCCACTAACAAATGGATCTGGTAGCGGAGCATTAGCAAATATTTCTATTATTGGTAGTGCTGTTTTATCTGGATCTATCGCAAACCCTGGATCTTCATATACACAAAATACTTATCAAAATGTTCCACTAACAAACGTTCCAATACAAACGTTTGTGGTTACTGCTGTTTCAAATCCAGGAACTCCTCCGCCAGATAATGTATATCAAATTGATGGGGTAACTCAAGCAACCTTATCTTTTGTTGTTGGTAATACTTACAATTTTGATGTTTCTGATGCGTCTGTATCAACTCATCCACTAGCTTTTTCACAGCAAGATAATAATTTTCTTCCTCTTGAGGACTTCATTATTACTTCTTACGGAACAGCAGGAACTCCTGGTGCTTTTATTCAAGTCATCGTAAAACCATCCGCTTCTTTAGGAACAATCAAATATTATTGTACCGCTCATGCTGGAATGGGATCTACCATTTCGGTTATTTCTGGATCTGAAGGAAATTATGGTTCTGGATCTAGTGCCAATATAACAGTCGATGCTTCTGGAAATGTAACCGATCTAGAATTTGTTTCTTACGGATCTGGATATAAAATTGGCAATTCCGTAACTGTTTTTTCTGGAAATATTGGAGGAACTGGTTCTGGATTTATTTACACATTGTCATCAATTGTTTACAATGGAGAAGTTTCTTCAGTATCTATTGTAGATAGTGGATTAGATTATCAGAACGGTGATATATTATCAGCAAATGATTCTGATCTAGGAAATGTTGGTGGTTCTGGATTTGAGTTTTTTGTAAATACCGATCCTGGAATTGTAAAAAACTTAAGTTTTGTAGATAAAGGATCTGGTTATAGTGCTAATGATGTTTTGTCATTACCTGGAGCATCAACAAATATATCTGGTTCCCTAAAGGGAATTGTGACTGGATTGACAACTACTTTAACTTCAGGATCATCTATTGTTACTCTTTCATCGACTTCTGGTATTGTTGAAGGAATGGGAGTTTCTACAAGTATTGAATCTGTAGGAACTCTGGATTCTAATACAACAGTATTGTCTATCGATAGTTCAACCCAAATAACTTTATCAACTCCAGCAACTGGCAGCGGATCAGCAGATTTAAGTTTTGTTTCTCCTGGTGATTTTACAGAAATTTTAGTAAATGATGCTTCTCAAATATATTCAGGATATAGCGTTACTGTGGTGAGCGGAGATGGATCTTTAGATCCAGCAGCTTCCGTATTGAGTGTTGATTATCAAACTAATATTGTTACTATAAACTCTGCCCCAATTTCTTCTGGATATGTTGTTTTAGATTTTAGTCCATCTTATGGAATTCCAACTACAAATTTTGAATACACTATTGGCAATATCGGAGCGATAGAAACTGTTACTGTCAATAATCCTGGTAATGGTTATAGTGTTGATGATATTTTATCTGTCTTATCATCAGACTTGATTCAACCAATAACATATAATGTATCAAATAAAACCGTTCAATTAGTTACACTAGATCAAACTGTTTCATCTTCAACATTTTCAGTAGGAGATTTTATTGAGTATAATTCTGGAACAGAAACAGCAACATCCGAAATTTATAAAGTTAATTCTTCTGGTGGAAATATTGTTTCTCTTCTTGTTGATGGCGGATCTTTATCAGAAGAATCTTCTTTCAATAAAGTTGGAAGTGCTACTGTATATGATGTCAATACTGTAGAAAATCAATACAGATATTTTATTGATATTGGAAATGGTTCGGAAATAACACCAAACATTACGTTATATTCTGGCAACATTTATACATTTGATTTTTCTGATAGTTCTAATTCTGGTCATATATTCAATCTTAGTACATTTAGGGATGGTCAATATTCTCCAAGTTTAGTAGACAACGTAAATGCTACTATAGTATCTGGATCTAGGCAAATTACAGTTACAGACACTTCCAACATTTCTGTGGGAATGGAAGTAACTGTTATTAGTGGTCAAGCTATCTTACAACCAGGAACAGTCGTAGAAAGTGTTGACGATGCCACAACATTGACACTTTCTTTAGTTCCAGTATCTGGTGGTCAGTCTGTTGTTTCATTTTCTGGAACTGCTTATTCTGATAATGTCACTAGAACTGGAAGCTCTTTGACCATAAAGATTACAGACGATACTCCAAATCTATACTACTATTGTTCTTCTGGTATAGGTCATGAAAATGAAGGTGGTGATGATAACGAAGAAGCTCTATTAACTATTGATCTAAACAATCCAAAAGTATTTGGATCTGGGTTTCAGTTGAGAGTTAATGAAATTTTAGAATCACAATCAATTTTCTTTGATATTATTTCTGGAAAATTATCATTGAGTGATATTGAATCTACAGATATTCAAACAAATACATTTACTGCCAGCACTTCAATTTCTACAAATAATGCTACTGTAAATACCCTCAATGTGACTTCTATATCTAGAAGTGGTAATATTGGCATTTCGGCAACCAATACTAATATATCATCTGGAAATTTCAATATTGGTTCTTCTATTAGCATGAATTCTAATGGTAATATTACCACATCAGGAATTCTAAAAACTACAAATCTTTTGAATGTCAATGATAAGATTAGAATTACTGACAACAATATTTCTACAACAACTGGAAATGACCTAAATCTTTTACCATCTCCAGGAAGTTTAACAAAAGTAATTTCCACAAAAGCATTTGTAATTCCAGTCGGTACAAGTTTAGAAAGACCAGATCAACTAACTGCTACCAGTGGAGCTATAAGATTTAATACTACTACAGGACAATACGAGGGATACAATTCTTCCACTACCACTTGGTCTTCTCTTGGTGGTGTTAGAGATATTGACGGAAACACATATATTTTAGCAGAGTTAAATCCTGGCAGCAATGATAATACTTTATGGTTTTATAACGATAGTGTCAATACTCTAAAATTGACACCACAATTTTTAGATTTTAGAAGTGTAAAAACAATTTCATCGGGAAGATTAGGTCTCCCATCTTTTACAGTATGGACAGCAAATACTCCAGTATCAATTGGTCAGTTTGTCAAATATAGAAATAATCTTTATGAAGTAACTGGATCTGGAACAACAGCAACAGTTGGAAACGAACCAGTTCATGTTTCTGGAGCTCTTAATAATGGAACTGCTCAGTTAACTTGGTATTCTTCTGCCGTATCTCCACTTACATTTACAGAAATTGAAGAACTAAGAGTTGCTCCGAATAAAGATGCTGCTCTTGTCGTCAATGGTGGACTAAAATTAGGCGGAACTACATCCGAAGATTGGAATACTATTTCAACCCTGGTAGAAGATCTAACTATTGCTCCAAACCCTGGTAAAAGAGTAATAATCAAATCATATACTCACCTTGCTATTCCTGCTGGTAATAATAATCAAAAAAATATTGCCACCGCTATCCCTGGATCGATTAGATTCAATACAGAAATTCAGCAATATGAAGGTTATAGCGGAACTAACTGGTCCTCCCTTGGGGGAGTAAGGGACGTTGATGGAAACACTTACATTATTCCAGAAAGTGCTCCCGCAGCAAACGAGAATATTTTGTATTTCTACAATGATAATCTCAACACAATGCAGTTGACGAAGACTTCGTTGGACTTTACAAATATTGATACGATTACTACATCTGGTCTCAATAATCTCTCTATCGACACTCCTCTGGTAACTCTAAATTCAAATGATACAACAATTGATAACAGAGATGTAGACAGAACCTTTATTAGTACAAGTAAGCAGTTCTTGGATCTAGGTCTTTCTTCTGGTCTAGTTGTTGATCCTGTATTGAGACTAGATGACCAAGGTGATGTTTATTTGAACACTACTTTTGGATCTGGAACTTTCAATGGGGTCAAAGTTCTTGACGGTCAATTGAAAGAATTTGAATTGGCAGATTATGCTATAAAAACAACAACATTCCAGTTAGCAAAAGGTGGTGCTGAAACTGGATCGTTTGTTCTATATGATTCTGGATCTAGAAAAGGATGTAAAGTAACAGTGGTTTCTAGGTCTTCTTCTGGAAAAAGATCAATGACAGAGTATTCTGTTATAGATAATGGAACTGATATTTTCCACAATGAGTTTGGATCGTTGAATACATCTCTTGATCAATATACAGCATTGTTTGATTTCAACGCTAGCAATGAGACTAGAATTTCTCTAACTCTTTCAAATGATCATGCCAATGGTGACATTATTACGTTCACAGTTCTCGTACAGGTAATTAAGTAAAATGGCAAGTAATCTAAAAGAGTTTGATTCTTTAGGTGGATTTTCTATTGATCAAGTATCAGTAATTGATGAGGATAGAAACGCTAAAGATCTAAACACACTAGAAATTAAAAACAGTTTTTATTCTGATAGCAAAACAACACAATATATTCTAAGAGGAATAAACACAGCAACTTTACAGTTAGATGATGTTGGAACAACAATTCCATTGGAAAATTCCACTATCAATTTTATTACTGGACACTTCTTGGCAGCAAACCCAAGTGGTGTTGTATATACGGGAAAGATTGAAAGTTCTGTTTTGTGTGGATCTGCTGGAAATACTACTGTTCAGTCTAGTATGTTGACAATTATCAAGCATGATGTTCCTACTGGAGAGGCATGGGAAATTGATACATTTTCAGCAGCAAATAGATTCAGTTATAATGTTGTGAGAACAGGAACAACACAGACGATCAAATGGGTTGTGTCAACACAAGTTGTTAGTATTGCGTGGGCGTAGGTGCTAAATATAACTGAGGATAATAACGGCGGGAGCTAGAAGGCACCATGAGTTTTCATATTAATTCCGATAAAGAAAAGATTAGAGGCGTAAACCCTAAACTCATCGGTGATAATGAAGCTACTATTAGAGTTGGTACTGGAACTGACGAGCGAGAAGTATTTCGTGCTCAGTTAGATCCAAATACCAATTTGCCCAGAATTGGTATTAACAGAACTGGTCAAAGAGTAAATAACATTGAGATTACTGAAGCTGGTTCTGGATATACTCAAGTTCCTCTTGTAGAACTTTCCGCTCCACCTGTTGGTGGAACTCAAGCACTCGCTTCTGCGTTTATTTTCAATGGAAGAATTTCTTCTATTGCTGTAAATGATCCTGGCAGTGGATATACTTCACCTCCAACTGTAACTATTACTGGCGGTAATGGTGCTGGTGCTGCTGCTGAAGCGTTTCTCGATACAGTTGACTTTGAACTTGATATCAATGGTGCTATTAGAACTTCTACATCTATCATTTCTGATACTGCTAGAGTTCTAAACCTCGATATTGAAAATTTTGTTACTCCAGACTTAGCACTTAGAGCTCCAAGTCTAAAAACATATATGAATGGAACTGGCACTATTTGGAGTGCCAATGTAATTCTTCAAAAAGGAGATTATAGGTATTTTGGTCAAAACGTATATGAAGCACTGAATTCTGGACAAACTGGAAGTCTTGGACCAGAACACAGTGATGGTATTGAACTAAACGGAGAAGTAAGGTTCAAGCATATTGGTTTTAGAGTTGTAGATCCAAATAATGATCTATATCTACAAACT